GGACAAAGTATGGTTTCAATGCCACAAGAAAAGATGGATGAGTATGAATTAAATCCAGATTATGAATTTCGTGAAGAACACAAAGAAGATGATACTTTTGTACCACGTCATGATTATGATGCACAAAAAGCAGATTTAATTCAATTAATACCAGGATCAATGAAACCATTAAAATATGACACAAACACATATGATAATGCGTATATGGCATTAAAATACCGACAAGGAAGAAGTCGAGGAAATCCAAATAAAATGGCTCTATTGGCATTACAGAACCAATTTTATTCATTTATGAGAGATGTAGATTGGAAAGTCACAGATAATGACGTACCTACATTGGAAGAATGGATCTTAAGTAGACCATGGAACAATAATAAAAAGAATAAATTGAGAAATGTTGATATGTCAAAAGAGAAAAATAAATTATTTTACGGTATGTTTTGCAAGAGCGAATGGTTGGATGCTCCATTATATAAGATACCAAGATTAATCTGTTGTCCAGATGATCCAAGTAAAGCAAAATATGGACCAATACATTATGCATTAATGAAACAATGCAAGAAATATTTTAGATTTGGTTCACATAACAAACATCGTAAAATATACACATCGGGGATGAATAGGGACGAGATCGGCATGGAGTTCACAAAAATCATGGAATTATATGAGCAGAAAGGTATAAAACCAAAATTTTATTCAGCTGATTTTTCAGCTTTTGATTCAACACAATCTGCTCCAATATTAGAAAAGCTCAAAATAGCTTACTCAAATATGTTCGAAGGAGAATCTAGATTATTAGCTTTAGAATATTTGAAAAAACAAATTGATGGATCTACCGTGGCATATTTTTCCGAGGAAGATAGAAAGCTAATATTTAAATTCAAAGGAACTCGAGCAAGTGGTTCAATGGATACCACAGTAGGAAATACCATTTTAGGTATGGTATTAACAGATTTTATAATAGAATATTGTAAAATACCAAACAATGAACTCATATGGGCAATGAATGCAGGAGATGATATATTAATTATATCACCAGAAGGATATTCACAATTTTTTCATCCAGAAAAATGTACTGAATTAGGAATGAAATTAAAATTTGAAGAAACAGAATATCCAGAAAATATCGATTATAACTCATCATTTTTCATTAAAGTTTTAGATAAAACTTTAGGAAGAGTTAGATATCATTTACAAGCTAAACCAGGAAGATTATTTGCAAGAATTGGAAAAACGACAAATAATAAATTAAAACATAATTCTGAAATTAAAGCACAATTAAGTGCAAGTAAATGTTTAGCAATGTACAATGAATTGAGATCAATATTACCAATCACTGCAGAAGCATATAAAAATTTAGCACCACAATATTGGAAAAACAAAATTGAGATACCAGAGAGTTTCATTGATAATAACAATCATGGCTTGAAAACAGTCAATGATGTACAAC